CGGCAGGTTCACATTTGAACCCACTAACCTCGCTTTTGGCTTTATATCAAGGGATTTTCATATGGAATAATTAAAAGGTACGGTAGCAATTTGTATCATTGCTACCGTACCTTTGTGGTGGACCTGAAGAGACTCGAACTCTCGACCTCTCGGATGCGAACCGAACGCTCTCCCAGCTGAGCTACAGGCCCATATTGAATTCAGCGGGGATATTATAGCACATTCCTCGGAAAAATCAATCCTTTTGAAAAAATTTTTCCGGTTTTGGGGCTGTGTGGCTCATGGATCGTGCGGGGGCGCGCATACTACATAGCGAAAACGAACGGGAGGCGCAGGGTATGGAGTCGATCTGGGAGAAAACATGCAAGGGGCCGGCGCGGCCGCCGCTTTACGGCAAAGCGCAGGCGGACGTGGCCGTGATCGGCGGCGGGATGACGGGCATTCTGACCGCGCTGGAGCTGCAGGAGCGCGGCCTGCAGGTCGTCGTCGCAGAGGCCGGGCATGTTGGGGGCGGCCAGACGGGCCGCACGACGGCGAAGCTCACCGCACAGCATGGAGCCATTTACGCCGGGCTGATCGAGCGGCTCGGCCGGGAAAAGGCGGCGATGTACGCGCGGGCCAACCGGCGCGCCGTGGAGCGCTGCTGCGCGCGCATCGAGCTGGAGCAAATCGACTGCGATCTGGAGCGCGCGGACTCGTGGCTCTACTCCTACGACCGGGAGGACGCCCTGCTGCGCGAGGCAGAGGCGGAGCGGGCGCTCGGGCTGGACGCGTCGTTCGAGCCGGACACCCCTCTGCCGCTGCGCGTATGCGGCGGCGTGCGGCTGCGCGGGCAGGCGCAGTTCCATCCGCTGAAGTTCCTGCAGGCGCTGGCCGACCGGCTGACGATCTACGAGCGCACGCCGGTCGAGCACGTCGAGGGCGGCACGCTGTTCACCCCGCGCGGAACGATCGAGGCCGGGCGCGTGGTATTTGCGTCGCACTACCCGTTCGTGAACGTGCCGGGGCTTTACTTTGCGCGGATGCATCAGGAGCGCTCCTACGCCATCGCGCTGGAGAACGCCGCCCTGCCGGAGGGCATGTATTACGGGCTGGAACCGAACGCATGGTCGCTGCGCAGCTACCGTGGGACGGTCATCCTCAGCGGCGGCGCGCACCGCACCGGCCGCAACGGCGGCGGGCACTACGCCGCCCTGCGCGAGGCGGCGCAGGCGCTGTTCCCCGGCAGCCGCGAAACGGCGCACTGGTCGGCGCAGGACTGCATGACGGCCTCCGGCGTGCCGTATATCGGGCGGTTCTCTGCAAGGGACCCGCAGTGGTATGTGGCGACGGGCTTCCGCAAATGGGGCATGTCGAATGCCATGGCCGCGGCGGAGCTGCTGACGGCCCTGATCTGCGACGGCAGCCATCCGGATGCCGCGGTCTTTGACCCCGGCGATCTGCTGCAGCAGCGGCCGGGCCGCATTGCGGAGGAGGGCCTGCAGGCCGCGCGCGGGCTGGGCCGGCGCGTGCTCCACGGGCCGTTCCCGCAGGCGGACGAGCTGGCCGTCGGCGAGGGCGGCCCGGCGGAGCTGGACGGAAAGCAGATGGGCGTGTACCGCGCAACGGAAGAGCTGTATTACGCCGTGGAGCTGCGCTGCCCGCATCTCGGCTGCCGGTTGGAGTGGAACCCGGACGACAAGAGCTGGGACTGCCCGTGCCACGGCTCGCGCTTTGACGTGCAGGGCCGCTGCCTGACGGAGCCCGCGCAGACGGACCTGCCCGCCTGCTGCAGGAGAAGAAGCTGAAGGCAAGCGGGAAATTGTCATTCCGAGGAGCGAAGCGACGTGGGAATCTCGGGAAGGCACTGTCGTTCCGTACCGGCTGTCGTTAAATGGTGTGCACCACTGTAGGGGAGCGGCATGCCGCTCCCGGCTGCGCGCTGCCGATTCGTACCGGCCTCCGTTAAAACGGTAACAGCCGATTGCGTCTGTAGCGGCGTGCCCTTTACGGGTACGCCCTGTACAGGAATATTCAACCGCGCAAGTGCACTGGTGCACCGCGCGCTCTCCTGACGTGTCATTGCGAGGAGCGAAGCGACGTGGCAATCTCGCAGTACTTGGCCGGATAATTGGGTACTTCCGGCGAAAACGTAACTGCCTTCCCGAGATTGCCACGTCGGCCTGCGGCCTCCTCGCAATGACAATTCTGGGAGTATTGCGCCGCAGAATCCATGCAGCACATGCTGCCAGACTGCATGGCGCTCAGGGAGCGTCGCTACAGGCCCCGCCGGGGCGTTTGCTTTTAACGGCAGCCTGTGTGAATCGGCAGCAGTATGCCGGGGCGCTTTCTCCTTAATTTAATATAGAGTCTCCTCGTTCTCGGCAAACAGCCTGTCATTGACGGCATGGCGGCAGCTCCCGCCGAGCCCGCTGCGGCCGGTGCAGGCACCGCCGACGAGCTGAAGAAGTTCAAGGACCTGCTCGACTCCGGCGTGATCACGCAGGAGGAGCTCGACGCAAAGAAGAAGGAGCTTCTGGGGCTGTAAGAAAACACAAGTGCCCTCCGGCACAGCCGGAGGGCACTAAGCTTGTCAAAGGAGTCCCTTTGGACTCCTTTGACAAGCTGCTTTCAGAATTGCAAAATAGAATTTTGTAGCATTATTTTGCAATTCTGCCGCTGCGGCGGGTTATTTGACGCGAAAGGAAACCCTGACGGTTTCCTTTCACACTTTTCTTCCCTCCGTAACTTTTGGCTTGACAATTCTTTGACAGTCTGAAAAATACAAAAAAACGTAAAAA